GGCTCGGCGCGTTGCAATAGGGCGTTGCTGTTGCTGATTTGGATGAGACTGGCGCAAAAGCTGCCTGTGTTTTTGCCGATGATTTCTTCCAGCCGTTTGGTAATGGCGGGGGTGGCAAGCAGGGTTTTGAGGTCTTTGCCGGTGGTGGTTACGTTGCCTTTGGCGGCTGTGCGTAAGGCGGTGGTGTTGGTCATGATGTTTGCTCCTATGTGCGGAATACGCGCGTTTGTGTGGTTTTGATGAACTGTTGATACAAGTCGGGGTGGGCTGCCTGAAAGGCTTTACTGTCAAAGCGGTTGCTGCTTTGGGTTTTCCATGAAAACAGTTTTTCGCCGTTGTGCTGCATGGTGGCGTGTTGCCCGATTTTGATTTTTAGCAACTCTTCGTGTTGGTTGATTTGTTCTTTCAGGGCTTTTTCTTGCTCTTTCAGGCTGCGTAATGTGTTGTATGCGATGAGTGTTTCGGTGTCGGCTTGTTGGTTGTCGCCGTCGTCTTGCGGAAAGAGTTTTTGCACGTCGGCGGCGTTTTGCGCTTGGGGCGGGATGTTTTTTAAAACGTGGTTTCCCCAAAACTCTTTGCCGCGTGCCAATAAATCGGCTGCCAGTTCGCGGTCGCGCTCTATGGTGTATTGGCGGTAGTCGCGCCCGCCAATTAACACGGCGATGTGGGCGCAATCTACGTTAAAAATTTCCATGTACCATTGGACTTGGGCGATGTATTCAATGGGTACGTTGTCGCCGTCGCTGCCCCAGTCTTGGGTTTTGTAGGCGCTGGCGGTTTTGATTTCTAAAATGGCTTGCGGGGTGCCTGTGTTGTCCACAATCAGGGCATCGGCGTTGGCGATTGCCCATTTGTAATCGGGGTGTCTGCGCATTTCAGGCTGCCTGATGACTAATGCGCCTGTGTCTTGGACAAAGCGGTCGATGATGGGGTTTTCTAGGGCGTGCCCCCAGTAGAGGTGTTCGCCTTGTTGTTCGGGTTGTTCGGTGGTTTTGGATAGGTACACATCTAGGGCGGTTTTGAATTGGGATAGCCCTAGAATGGCTGCGATGTCGCTGCCGCCGATGCCTTGGCGGCGGGTAGCGAGAAAATTGTCCATGCTATTTCTCCAATACAATGCCTGCGGTGGGGTCTTTTTCCCATGTTTTTTGCAATAGCAGGGCATTGCGTTGCTGTTCGCATTGGTCGCGCAGGCGTTGGATGGGATGGGCGGCGGATGGCTCAAAGTACAAGTCGCTCGGGATGTCGCCCAGCGTGTCGCAGTCGTAGGTTTTGATGACGGGCTGCGGTTTGGGTTGTGTTTCGGGTTTGGTTGCTTGGGCGGCGCTGAATGCGCCTAGCACAAAGCCGAAAATTAGGGCTGCGGTGGCAATAATGTTGGTTTTCATGTCGGGGGTTTCCTGTTGGGGGTAAAAGTATTTCATGGGTTGCTGGGCTGGATGGGCTGCCTGAAACGGGGAATATCCTAACCGTTGAAAAAATGTGTTTCAGGCTGCCCTAAGGGGTTAATAATCGCGGTCGTTGATGGTGGCGTGGTAGTGCCGCACCATTTTGTGCCATGCGTTTTGCTTTTGTTGTTCGTCTTGCTGGGTTTGGATTTCTGTCGTGGTTTGCGCGGTGATGCATCGGTCGGTTAGCTCGCGCAGGCTAATGTCTTGCTCGTCGCCGTTGAGGTAGCGGGCGATGTAGCCCAGCAAGCTGTTGAGTTCGTTGTTGGGGGTGTATTCAACCAAAATATCGGCGGCTTCATCATCGGGCAAGGCCTGCGTCCAGTCGCATAGTTGCTCATCGCCGCTGGATAGGTCGGCATCTACTTGTTGGATGGCTTGGCTTAATTGGTTGTTGTATAGGGCGTTGTTTGGGGCGGCGTGCATTTTGTTCTCCTTGGGGGCTTGCGCCCCCGCTTGGGTTAGTAGCCCATCCAGCTTTCTACTCGGAATAGGGCGGTTTCTAGGGCTTTGGCTTCGGCTGCTGCGCGGCTTTTGCCTTGTTTGATAATTTGATAGTCCACCGATTCTTTAAACTTGTTTCTGATGTGGGCTTTAACGTCTTTGAGCAGCTTTTTTTGGCTTTCGCTCTCGCCTTTGGCTTTCATGCGGCGGATGGCGTTGGCAAGTTGTTGTTTGGCGGTTTGAGGTTTCATTTCGTTCTCCTTAGGGCATGCTGCGCATAAAGTTGTATTGGGCGCGGGCTTGGTTGCGGGTTTGTTTGGGCTGGGGTTGATAATCTTGCTTAGGCTGTTTGAGTTGCTCTTTGTGCTGCTCAATCTTGGCTAGGGCTTCGGCTAGATTCATGGGCTTTTTCATTTTTTGCTGCTCCGTTGTTTGTTGCGATGGGTGAAGCATAGGAAACTAAACAAATATAGTCAAGCAATCTAAACAAATATTTCTTAGTTTTCTTGTTTGCTGTTGTTTTTAAAGAGAATAAAATTTGAAATAACTCTAAGCGTAAAAAAACCGCCCGAATGGGGCGGCAAAAGAAAAACCGCCTAATGGCGGTTAGCGAAGTAAATCAGTTATAGGCAAAGTTTAAATACTTGCTGGGCTAAATCAATGCAGGTTTGCACGTCTTGCGCTGTGATGGGGGCGGATAGCTGGTAATCGGCTTTTTTGCGCAAGCGGCGGGCGCGTTTTAAATAGATGGCGACTGTTTTGTAATCTCGTTCGCCAAAGCCTGCCAAAAAATCAATTACATCTTGATGCGAGCTTGCGCTATCTAGGTTTGGTTTGAATGTGTATTTTTGGGCGGTTATTTGCGCTTGATGGAAGGCAGCGTAGTAGGCGCGGCTGATGGATGTGCGCAGGGCGGCTTCGTTGCCGCTGGATAGCTCGCGGGCAATGGTTAGAAAATCAATGGGGGTCATGCCTGCTCCAAGCCAAATACAATATTCCGATTATCCAGTCCTTGTTCAATGGCGATTTGGTTTAGGTGTTGATTCATGCCTAAATCTAAATCCCAAAATGCGTCATGTTCCATTTTGGGGACAACATAGTTTACGAACAAATCGCCATCTTCTTCTTCGCTACGGCACGCAATTACATTGGCTTGATGCTGATACAGATATTCAAGCGCAAGCAGGTTTAGGATGTTTAATACATCGCTTGGGTAGCGGTCGTTTAGTTTATTAAGCATAGTATCGGGAATGTCTTGTTGGGTTTTTTGCCAATATTCTTGGCAATGATGCAAAACGGGCATATTAAATAACAGAATGGCTTGTTTGGCGCAAAGCATCATAAAGGCGGGGTCGTTGCTGCTGCGATAATGCTTATTGAGCAAGGCATTGGCTTGGCTATACTGCCCTAAGTGAATCAAGGCGGCATGATAATTGCCAAGCCATGCGGTGCTTAATCCGCCGTTGTTGTAGGCAATATTGAAGCAATCTTGGACTTCTCGGATATTGCTTTTGATGGCATACCATAGCCCGCGTGCCATATAGCCGTTATATATATCGGCTTTGCATAGCTGCCCAATTTCATACTCAATTTTGCGCAGGGTTTGCTTATCTTGCTCATTTAATGCGGCAAAAGGCGAACGCGCAAAAAAAGGGAGTATTTTGTTGTGCACGGTTTGGGCATTGGTTTGAGTGGATACGAGTTTAAGTGCCATGTGTTTTCCTTGTTTAAGGTTGGATTGTAAACAGTTTGGCTATTTGCAAGCAAGGATTTGTGGGCCGCTGGGCTTTGCTTTATCTAATCAAGGGGTTGTTTCTAAAAATGGTGGGATTTTTTGATTTTCGGGCCGGCAAAAAACCGCCCGAATGGGGCGGTTTGATGATTTTCAGTTGTTAAAGAAAGTTTGATAACTGATTTTAGGTTTACCAATCTAGTACATCAAACACGCGTTTGATGCGCCGTTTACCCTAGTCTATTTGATTCATTTCATCAAATAAATAAGGGGCGATGGAGATTTGTTTTTGCAGCTCTGCTTTTTGTTTAAATTGTTCTATGTCGTTGCAAGTTTCCATTAAGCCTTGAACCCGTCCAATTTGATGAATCAAAATATTTCTTCCATCTTGGCTTAACCATTGATGAAACCTCGCGCGACGCTTACCATCTTCTGTGATATTGAGCTTATCTAATTCTTTTTTTACATAGCCATGTTCAATAGGTTCATAAATATAACGGTTGATAAAGCCACCATAGTATTGTGGTCGGTTTTGCGATTGTGTGGGTTTGTTTTTATATAGCTTGTCCAATTCTGCAAAAAATGAATCAGGGAATGTACGCACCCATGCTTGCAAACCTTCCGCAATGTATTTTGCCAATAATAAACGCAAAGCATCATGCTTGCGGTCGTGTTGAAACCCAGTTGCTTCGTCAATTAAGGCTGCCAACCCTACTTGAGCAAAAGCGGTTAATAAAATTTCTGCTTGGTCGGCAAGTTTGAGCTGTGATTCGTGCAATGCGTCTGCTCGTCGCGCTTCTAAATACATTTTGCACATTAAGGGCAATAAGGCGGAATCATAGCCTGATTTTTTGGCATTGCCGTCTTGATATTCTATTAGTTTGGTCCGCTGGATAATCTCTTGTGTAATAAAGGGTTCTAGGCTTTTTGCTGCTAAAAATGGCGGCAGTTTGGTCCCGTCAATTTCTAGGCGTGCATTCATGCCTTTGCGAGAACGCCCAAACGCATCGAAGATAGATGCTGCGCTTAATACACGCACACCGTTATCCAATACCGCACAATCTAGTGAAATTTCGCCAATCGGCAAATCTCCTTTGTACAAAGCAAGAGGTTTTTTGGTTTGTATCATAATTGTTGTCCCATTATCTCAATGTAAATCTGTTTTTAATCCAGTACGCTCCACCAAAACACGCGGCCTTGATTTAATAATTTTAAAAACGGTTAAACGACCAGCTTCCCGCCACCTTCCCGCAGATGCGGATGTTATCCAACTCTTCCCCTGATACGGTCTCCGTCTCATAACGGTCGTTGTCGCTGATGATTTTCAGGTCGCCCGATACTGTGGATTGCAAACGTTTCGCCTTTAATCCGTCGGCATACCAAATAATATACACCCCTTCCCCAGAAAAATAAGTAATCCCCTCATCCACGAACAACACATCACCGTCTTCAATGGTTGGATTCATACTGTCGCCGCGCGCCGTAAGAACCTTAATGCGGGATAGATTACTGCCAAGATTGTCCCTTGCCCATTTACGGGCAACAACGACGTAGTCCACCACCTCGGTATATTGGTCATTTATCGACCCTGCTCCGCAGTTTGCTTCTACATTTATGCGTGGCAAGCGGATTTTATCTTCTGTTTCTAATTGAAATACATAATCTTTTTTATATTTTTCCCCTGTCCCCTCCGCAAGCCAATTGATTGAAAATTTAGTTTTTTTATCAAAAGCAGCAAGCGGCTTCGCCCCCAGCCCTGTAAGCCCATTAAACCATTGCCCAACGAGGCCCTTGGAAACGCCAGCAAAATCAGCTAGTTGTTGTTGGGTCTTTAACCCATACTCACTCATCAATTCTTCTAATCGGTCGCGCAGTTCCATTTTGCCTCTAACTTGGAATAAAACAAGTTAAGCATTCTAAACCACAGTTAGGATAGTTTTCTTGACAAATACGAATTAGTATCCTAAACTTGTAATAAGTTTCATGGAGATTTGATATGCATCAAGAATATTTCATTCAGGTATTTGGCGGAGTTTCGGAGGTCGCCAAGGTTTGCGGGATTACACGAAGTGCCGTTTCCCAATGGAAACGGAACGGTATCCCCAAGGCACAAATGAATTTTTTAAAGACAAAATTCCCAAGAAAATTCATTGAGTATCAGGCAATTATCGAGAAGGAAACAGAAAATGGGTAAGAAAAAAGCCTTATCCAGAAAGGACAAGGCGATGATTAAGAAGATGTTGGTTGCGGCTACGGTTTACCGATTAAACCGCGACCCCGAAATTCCTATGAAATAGGGAATGGCGGTTATGCGTAAATATTTTAAGCGTATTAACTCATGGACATAGCCCCTGCCTTTTATTTCGGAAACACTTTTTGTTCTTCCAACATGATTAGGCGCGCCAGTTCAAATAATTCTTTGATACGCATATCGGGGGATTGGTTGGGTTGAACCAGTTGGGCAGCAAGCTGCAAGGCTTCAAATCGTGTTAAGGACATGATTTTCTCCGTGTTGGGTTGTTGTGTGGAAACTCAATCTTACACGGGTTTGGCAAAGCGGAATAGACGCTTGACGGCTCGGACAGACGGGCATTTTTAGGAGACTGATATGACTAAAAAGAAAAAAGCCCTACGCAAAAGCATAGGGCTTGCACATCACACTTCAACAACTTGCGTATTGGCGTTTGTGCTTTTGATTAACTCAATCGCATGAAGGCAGTTTTGCTTGGTTGTGTAGCTTTCGCCATACGCGATGATTTCATGGTTGGCGGCTTTTAAATTCCAACGCCATTGACCAGCGGTATCTTTGTAGATTGTGAAATACATAGGGGAACCCTCCAATGAAATTAAAAAAATACCAATTCTCTTACCACTTCGGCGGCAAAAAATGGGCAGTCAATATTTTTGCGGCATCGCCTGATGAAGCTAAGGAAAAAATCAAGGCAGTCGCGCACGCAGAATATGACGGGGAAATTATGGCAAACATTTATATGCCCGTCAAAGCAGCTTGGTTTCAACGTTTTATCGCTTGGTTAAAGCGGTAAAGAAAAAGCCCACGCGGCAAACGTGGGCAATGACTGAATTACTTACATATTTGATAAACGGAGATTTGATTATGACCGAATTATTTGTACTCGTCAATCGCCCCGTAGCCGGACAGGCGCAACAAACGGTAAACGCGCGTGAACTGCATGCGTTTTTGGAAGTGCAAACGCGCTTCAATGATTGGATTAAAAACCGTGTTGATGAATATGGTTTTATTGAAAATCAAGACTTTATTACGTTTACTGAAAATTTAGTAAACGGTGGGCGGCGCATTGAATACGCCCTATCGCTGGACATGGCAAAAGAGTTAAGCATGGTGGAGCGCAACGCCAAGGGCAAACAGGCGCGGCAGTATTTTATTGACTGCGAGAAGCGACTTTCAGGCAGCATGAAAATTGATTTTAACGACCCTTTGCAGGCTGCCAAGGCGTTTATTGAAGCGGAAACGGCGCGGCGTGATGCGGAGCGCAAATTGTTGATTGCTGGCGGTGCTTTAACCCGCTTGGGCGCAGCCAAAGGTTCGCAATGCTTGCGGGAAAGCGCAAAGCTGTTGAAGTGGAAGCAAACGCCGTTTATTGACTGGCTGTTGGCTAGAAAGATGCTGTTTCGTGATGCGGGCAGGCAGTTATGTGTGTATCAGGAATATTTGGGGCGTGGCTGGTTTGAGTATCGGACTGATGAGAAAAACGGGCACGCATTTAAGCAAGTGATGGTTACGCCGCTGGGCTTGCAGAAGCTGGCGCAGAAGTTGGAAATAAAGGAAGCGGTATGAATTTCTACGCTTTTCATATTAACGATTTTCGTGGGGCAACGTGGCATTTATCCAACCTTGCCCGTTATGTGTATCGGCTGTTGATTGATATGTATTACGACACGGAAGCGGCGTTAAGCAAGGATTTAGATGTGTTGGCGCACAAATGCAGCCTGAAAACCGATGATGAGAAACAGGCGTTGCAAGATGTGTTGAAAGAATTTTTTACGCTGAAAAATGGCAAGTGGCATCACGCGCGCATTGATAAGGAAATTCATGCTTACCGTTGGGCGCACCGTAACGAAAGTAACGCTAATAGTAACGACCGTAACGAAATAGTAACGCAGCGTAACGCGAGCAGTAACGATGACCGTAACGATACCGTAACGAACAGTAACGTGGATAGTAACGAAACCGTAACGCAGCGTAACGAGCCTTTGAGTAACGCGGAGCGTCAAAAACGGGTGCGTGATGAGCATAAAAAATTGTGCGCGGAATTATCCAATCTTGGCATTTCTTTTGATAAATCAATGAGTTTAACTGGTTTGCGTTCTTTGCTGGATAAGGCGCGTAACGATTTGCGTAACGAAAACCGTAACGCTAATAGTAACGAAATAGTAACGCAGCGTAACGCGGGCAGTAACGATGACCGTAACGATACCGTAACGAACAGTAACGCTGAATTTTACGTAGAACCAGTAACCATAAACCATAAACCAATATCTTCATCATCTACCGCGCGCGAGGATTTTGCGATGTTTGCCACTTGGCAGCCTGAAAGCCAAGACTGGGCGCGAATGGTGCAGCGGGCGATGTTGCCCAACTGGGATTTGACGACCTACGGCGCATTGCTGGCGGAATTTGTGGGCTACTGGCAAAGCCGTGATGATGCGAAAAACCAAGCAGGCTGGGAACACAAGTTTTTACAAAGCCTGATTGCTGCCAAAAATCGCGGCGCGTTTTCGGTGCAGCCTGCTATCAACCATGCCGTCCTGCCTGAACGCAAAATCAGCGCAACGGCGCAATCGGCGGCGTGTTTGCGCGCGGCAAAAGAAGCGGTGCTATCGGGGAAAGTGATTACGCCGTTGCCCATTGGCGTGTTTGGCGCGATGACGGATGGGTTGTTGGAGCTTTTGGGCTGTGGCTTAGCCTATCCGCCAGCTGCCGATGCGTGGGACGTTACGCTGGCTTCGTGGGGCAAGGAGTTTGCGCGGTTACAACTTGCCGATGACGATACGGCGCGGGTGGAAACTGCGTTTGCGAACGCGAAACGCAATGCGCTGGCGGGCGAGAAGCGGTTTCCCAACGTGCAGGAAGTGTTGGGCTGCTTGCCAATGCGTTTGCGCGAGCGGATTGAATTGAAAGAAACGCCCGAAGCGTGGGCGGCGCGGCGACAGGCGGGTTTAACCCAAACTTCGCGCATTTTGGAAAATTTGAAAGGGGTGCGCCATGCCGTCTGAAACTTGCCTCAACTGCCAACACGCCGACTTTCGCGCGGCGGCGGAATACTGGGGTTGGAAATCGGCATCGGTGGTGTGCAAAAAAGGGGAAGCGTGGCGGTTTATCCCCTGCCGCAGCGAATGCAGTAATGGGCGGTTTCAGGCTGCCGATGCCGCGCAGATTGCCAAGCGCAAAGCGTATGTGGAGCAGCTTAATGGATGAATACAAACAAATCTGCTTGGAATACTACCAACGCCGCGCGGATGAATTGCAACAGCGTTGGATGAATGCGAAAAGCGAAGCAGAAGCCTCCAAGATTGCACTGGATTTAGAACCGTTGATGAATTATTTGGCGAAAGATGAAAGCCTGAAAAATGCAAGTAAATGAATTATTAAATGAACGTGAAACGCGCTACGGCAAATTTGAGAACCACGCACAATTAACCCAAAACCTGAAAGCTACGCTCCACGCCGCCCCAAAATGGCACGCATTAAGCGCAAGCCAAAAGGAAAGTTTAGAGATGATTTGCCACAAAATCGCGCGGGTGTTGAATGGAGACCCTGATTATGTGGATAACTGGACGGATATTGCGGGATACGCGGTATTAGTTGAAAGTGAATTGAAAAAGGCAGCCTGAAATGAACAAAATCACACTCCCCTATCCCGCCCCCGCCCTAATGCCTAACCGCAAACACGGGCACCATTGGGCAACCACGCAGCAAGCCAAAGCCAAAGCCCGCCAAGAAGCCTATTTGCTTTCAGGCAGCCTGAAATACACAGGCGGCGGTTTAAAAATCACGTTCTACACGCCTGACAACCGTAAGCGTGATTTGGACAACCTACTCGCCGCCATGAAGCCTGCATTGGACGGCATGGCGCAAGCCATCGGCGTGGATGATGCGCTGTTTGACGAAATACATCTTAAAAAAACCAAGGCGCAGAACAAGGCGGCAGCGCGGGTGGAGATTGAGCTGCTTTCAGGCTAGGGCTTTATCCAGCAGGGCAAGCGCGGTGGGAATATCGCCCAAAGCGGCGCGGGTTTTAAAGCGGTTTTCGGCATCAAATTCCGCCAGCATCACGGTAGCGGCTTCGTCCATCAGCTTGTTTACGCTCATGCCGCGCGATTCGGCTAACAGGCGCAGGCGGCTGTGTTTTTCATCGGGAATGCGTAGGGTTACGGTAGTCATATT